GTGGCGCACTTAAGGCGGTTGATTCAAGTGACAATCCTGGATTATCAAAATTACCAACGGAGGTTAGAAATAAAATGGGCTACATGAAAAAAGGCGGTATGGCTAAAAAAGGCATGAAAGAAGGCGGCATGATGGATAAGAAAGATATGGCGCAAGATAAAAAGACAGCTAAAAAAGCTATTGGAATGCATGAGAAACAACTTCATGCCGGTAAAAAATCAGACTTAACTAAGCTTAAAAAAGGTGGTATGGCTAAAGGTTGTGGTTATGCTAAAGGCGGCGGCATTGAAGTTCGCGGTAAGACTAAAGGAAAGATGTGCTAGGAGAATAATATGGCGTTTAAAGGATTTGATAGAATGAAAAAAGCGATGGATAAAATTCAAGATTTACAAGAAAAAAATCCAAATGAAACGGTAGAAGTAGATAATAAAAAGAAACCTGCAAAAGTAATTAAAGCAGGCGATATGTCTCCTGAAACTAAAGCATTACCTGACGAAACTCGCCCAACTCCAAAAGGCATTGGTAGCTCTGAAAAAGATATGGGTATGAAAAAAGGCGGTTCAGTTTCTTCAGCTTCTAAACGTGCTGACGGTATTGCTACTAAAGGTAAAACTAGAGGAAAAATCTGCTAATGAGACCTTCACGTGGTATGGGCGCTATAAAGAAAACTAAGATTCCTAGTGCAAAAGAAAGTACTATGCCTAAAGGCGTCGTTAAAAAACGTCGTGACAACACAGACTTTACTCAGTTTAAAGAAGGCGGACCTGTAGGACTATATGCAAATATAAATGCTAGAAAGAAAAAAGGCATTTCACGTGCTAAATCAGAGTCTACAATATCACCAAAAGCATATGCAAACATGAAGGCAGGATTTCCTAAAGGGAAAAAATAATGGTTGATAGAACCTCAGGTACAAGTACCTTTAATTTAGATTTAAACAATCTTGTTGAAGATGCGTTTGAACGTTGTGGTCAAGAGTTACGTACTGGGTATGAACTACGTACTGCACGACGTTCACTTAATATTATGACAGCTGAATGGGCTAATCGAGGTATTAACTTATGGACTGTAGAACCGGGTCAAATTAATTTAGAACAAAATCGTATTATGTATCCGTTGCCTGTAGACACAGTTGATCTTCTTGACATGGTGACGCGTACTGGAACAGGACAAAACCAACAAGACATTAATATCAATCGTATTAGTGAATCAACATACATCACTATACCTAATAAAAATGCTACAGGCCGTCCTATCCAAGTTTGGATTAATAGACAAAGTGGCCAAGAGAACCCTACTACAATTCTTACAGCTGAAGTATTAGATGCTACAGAAACTACTATTACCTTAACATCAACCGTAGGGTTAGCTCAGTTTGGCTTTATTAGAGTTGATAACGAAACCATTCAATATGGTGGTATTAGCGGAAACGATTTAACTGATTGCATACGCGGTGTTAATAATACAACTGCGGCAACACACATCACAGCGTCTAAAATATATGTACAAAACTTACCAACAGTTAATGTATGGCCAGCACCAGATCAAAGTAACTTCTATCAATTTGTTTATTACAGATTAAGACGTATACAAGATGCAGGTAATGGTATTACTGTAGAAGATATTCCGTTTAGATTTATTCCATGTATGGTAGCTGGTTTAGCTTATTATTTAAGTCTTAAAATACCGGGTGCCGAAATGAGAATTGAGATGTTAAAAGCAGCGTATGAAGAAGCATTCCAATTAGCAGCTGACGAAGATAGAGAAAAAGCGAGCGTTCGATTTGTACCTCGTGAAATGTTTTACCACGGATAATTAAATGCCTATTAAATACGCTAGTGCCAAGAATTCGATTGCACAGTGTGATCGCTGTGGATTTAGATATAAGTTAAAACAACTTAAAAGATTGGTTATTAAGACCAAAAATGTTAATATACTTGTATGTCCTGAATGCTGGGAACCGGATCAACCTCAGTTAAGCTTAGGTTTATACCCAGTTAATGATCCGCAGGCAGTGCGTAATCCAAGACCTGATAGTCCTAGTTATTATCAATCGGGTTTAAATGGACTACAACTAACAGAACAAACTGGTCCAGGCGTGGATTCAACAGGTGTTCCGATGGGCGGTAGTAGAATTATACAATGGGGCTGGAATCCAGTAGGCGGAGCTAGTTTCTTTGATGCGGCATTAACACCTAATTATTTGGTAGCAACCGGTGTAGTAGCAAGCGTAACAGTAACAACAACATAAGGAGAAGTAACATGGCATATAAATCAGGAGCTGATGGTATTACTAAACAAGGTAAAACTAAAGGTAAAAATTTAGGCAATGACGGCGCTAAAGTAGGTATTGAAAAGGGTCCTAAACATGCAGGTTCTAAAGGTGGTAAAAAGAACATTGACATGAAAACTATGGGTCGTGGTATGGCTAAAGTTGCAGCACAGAAAAAAGGATAATTATCATGGCAGAATATAAACAACCAATCGTTGTACCTAATGCAGATATTAGTTTTAGCCAAGACCCTAACAAGTTAAAAGCTCAAGACTTAAATCAAGGTACAGCTAGACAACGTGTAAGCGCAGGTGACCCAGGTTCTAATGCAATGAATAGACATGGTGAAACACAAATTCGAGGTTGCGGTGCAGCAACTAAAGGTACTAAAGCTCGCGGCCCAATGGCGTAATAAATGAATTACACCCAGTTAGTTAACGAAATACAAAGTTATACTGAGAATACGTTTCAAACCGTAGATATAAATACGTTTATATCTCAAGCTGAACAAAGAATATATAACTCTGTACAACTTCCTGCATTACGTAAAAACGTAACAGGTACAACTACATCTGGTAATAAGTATTTGGCTATGCCTACAAATTGGTTAGCTACATTTAGCTTAGCTATTATTAATGCTAGTAATGAGTACACATATCTTTTAAACAAAGATGTAAATTTTATTAGGCAGTCGTTTCCTGATACAGATTCAGAATTTTATGGTGAGCCTGCGTATTATGCAGTATTTGATCAGAACTCATTTATATTAGGTCCTACACCAGATGCTTCATACGCAGTTGAGCTTCATTACTTTTATTATCCTGAGTCTATTACGACAGTATCAGGCGGCCAAACTTGGTTAGGCGATAATTTTAGTTCTGCATTACTTTATGGATCGTTGTTAGAAGCATATACCTATATGAAGGGTGAAGCTGATGTAATGAATACTTATAAAGCTCGATACGACGAAGCTATGATATTGTTGAAACAACTTTCAGATGGCAAAGATAGACAAGATGCATATAGGAGCGGGCAGGTTAGATACCCAGTTAAATAATGGCAATAGGACAAACCCAAACTACTACGTTTAAACTTAATTTATTAAAGGCCTTAGAAAACTTTAATGTAGGTACTCCTTATACATACAAAATAGCACTTTATACAGCTAATGCTACTTTGAACGAGACTACTACTGCATATACTACAGACGGTGAAATTACAGGCACTGGGTATGTAGCAGGGGGTAAGAATCTAACAATAACAGGGTTAGGAAGTGATACAACTAATAATACAGCGTATGTATCCTTTGTAGATGTAACTTGGAGCCCTGCAAATTTTACTACTGCTGGAGCTTTGATATATAATAGCACTACAAATGCGGCTGTCTGTGTATTAAATTTTGGTAGTGATAAAACAGCAACAAGTACATTTACAATAACGTTTCCATCAGCAACATCAACAACTGCTGTATTACGAATTAATTAAGGAGTCAATTATGAATCAAAATGAAAAAGGTGGATTTGGAGATAATGCTACCATCACGCTAAATGCTGGTGCGGTTGCCAATGAAACTGTAGGTATTGAAGGTTTTTATCATGTTACATGCCGTGATAAAGATGGTAATTTAAAATGGGAAGAATCATTTCCTAATCTAGTCAACGCTGTTGGCAAAGAACTCATGTTAGATACTTTATTAAAAGGCACTAGCTATACTGTAGTAGGTCCGTTCTTAGGTCTTATTTCAGGAGCTTCACCTACATTTGGTACTGGATCAGACACACAAACATCCCATGCTGGCTGGACAGAATTTATTAACTACACAGTAGGTGGATCAGCAGTTCGTGGTACAGCAGTATTTGCATCCGCAACATCAACAGGATCTACACCATCAAACGTAACAACTTCAGCAGCTGCTGCTATTACTTACACTATTACAGGTGCAGGCGGTACAGTAGGTGGTTGTTTCCTAGTGACAGGTACAGGTGCTACATCTGCACAAAGTAATACTGGTGGTGTGTTATATTCAGCAGGCGCATTTACAACAGCTAAGATTACTACAGCTGGCGATACAGTAGCGGTTACATACTCAACAACTGCAACAAGCTAAGGAGCTTAAATGGCTCTAGTAGTCAAAGATCGGGTCCAGGAAACCTCCACGACTAGTGGTACAGGTACACTTACGCTTGCAGGCGCGGTGCCTGGGTTTCAAACCTTTTCATCATCGATAGGTAACGGCAATACTACTTTCTATACTATCTACGACAACGTAGCTCAAGCGTGGGAAGTAGGTATTGGTACTGTAGGTGCGGGCACTTTATCTCGTGATACAGTATTATCTAATTCATCTGGAGGCACATCTCCTCTTACACTAGCTGGTAACTCATCGTCTGTATTTTGTACATATCCAGCAGAAAAATCAGTTAATCTAAATGCATCAGGTAACGTATCTCCACTAGGTACAATTTCATCTGGTACATGGCAGGGTTCAACTATAGGTGTTGCTTATGGTGGTACAGGTGTTACTACATCATCTGGCGCTAACTCTGTAATGTTACGAGATGCTAATCAAAACGTAGCTGTAAACCGACTTAATCAATCTAATACAAATACTACAGCCGCTGGCGGTGTCACCGCATTAACAACAGCATCAAGTTATATTCACACGCTTTCTGGTACTGGCAACCAAACATACACAATGCCTGATGCTACCACCCTGTCTACTGGGGTAGCATTTCTGTTTAATAACATGGCGACTGGAACCCTAACGCTTCAAGATTATGCTACTGGGCCTATTGGCACAATTCCTTCTGGTGGAGCTGGGGCAGTATTTTTAACTGTTAACGCTACTGTTGGTGGTACATGGGATTTACATGCTTATCTTCCAGAAGGCGTTACGTTTGGT